TAATACGTTTTGATATTGGTGCTGGTTTAGCTATTAATGCATACCCTTTTTGAGGTGTAGACATTGTAACTTTTAGCATGTATGGTTGAACAGATTGTATTACCACATCTTTAATCCACTCTAGTTTTTCATTATAACATCTTATTATTGGTTGCATTTCTCTCAATGGATGCATTACTGTCCATTCAGTATTTCTATTTTGTTGTTTAAATATCCAACAATTCTCATTTGGTATTAATAAACCTGAATGTCCATGTACATATCCAGAGTTGGAATATAAATCTCCAGAACAACCGTCAGTTGGCATTGTAACACCATAATAATTTAAATAATTAAAATCTTTAAATACATTTACAGGATAGGGTGGATATTCTTTCGGCATTGTATTATTGCCATAAAAATCTCTATAATTAAAATCTCTTACAGGTATAAAATCTAACGGATAAACTGCATTATCTTCATGCCATCTCTCATAGACTCTAAATTTATTGGTTGTTGTTGGTAAGAATGTTCTGAATAGAATAAACAGTGAAGAATAACTACCTTTTCTTTTTAGAAAATTTATTATGTTAGCTACAAATTCTCTTTTTTCTTCTTCTGATAGGTTTTGATTTATTGTAATTGAATATAAGTCTGCAATATTATCAATAAAATCAAAGTCTATTTCATATGGATCTATTAAGGTATTAACATTTTTCATTAAATTATATATTTCACTGTGAACCTGATCAAAATAAGTTCTTAATGCAACCTGTAAATTATCTGTTCTGTTGTGTTGAGGTAGTGCATCAATAACAAAATTATATAAACTTTCATGTTCAACTTTATAAATATGTTCTTCTTCATCTTTATTATATATTTTACCAAAATATAAAGCAATTTTATTTGCATTTACAAATCTATCTTTATATTCCACATCAGGATGTATATCATTATTTACATCTAATATATAATTGTGAAGTTCATTNCCTTTATAAAACCAAGTCCTAGAACCAGGATCTATTGACATACCACTTGTTGCANCTGTTTCAAGATTTATTTCTCTACGTATTGCATAAAAATCTTCTGAAAATTCATCTATTAATGGATAAAATGGTATTTTATATACATTTACATAACCGTCTAGATGATCTTCATCATATATAATTTTTTCAACCAATAGATAGAACAATATCGGTTCTGTTTGTACTACCATTCCCTGTTTAGGTCCTACAAATGTAAAAGGATCTAATGGATCTACAGACCTTATAGTTCTTTCACCACCATACAAATATGTGTGTTCTGTTGGATCAAACGTATTTGGTGTTGATTTTGGAGTTAATAGATATTCAAAGAAATTATCTAATATAAATTTTGGTACATCTGAAAATTTTGGCAATTTATGTCTCCTGAGCGAAACTACACTTGTTCTGTGTAGATATTAGAGATGAATTCATATCTGGTAAAGCAGGAAATTGATTAAATCCTAATTCTATATTTCTAAATAAGTTCTCGTCCCAATTAACTGAACCGGTTTCAACAGAGTTTAATGGGACTGTGTATCTTGGATAAAGTAATGAATTATATTCATATGGTTCTGTCCATATTTCATTAATTGTATTGTATACATCAATATTTCTTATTATAAATCTATGTAATCCTTTTACTCCTTCGAAGGTTTCTAAACCATCTACAATTGAAGTATCCATAATATAATCTTCTATATCTGTAAATGATATGGTCTCACCAAATGATCTATTGTTGGAATCAAAATAATATGTTAACTTATTTCTAACAGCTTCAACAACAGTAGCATACCTATATGTTCTCTTCAATATTAATCCAGCACTTATTCTAAAATATATTAATTCAGGTAAAACATATTCTTCATATGCACATAGCATTTTCCTCGGTTCTAAAAATCTAGAAACTGTATCCAACCAAACAGGATTATATGCAATTGGAATATATAATCCATCATTATTTAATATTGTTGTCATTGTAGAATTATCCAATGTAGCCCAATCATTTGATATAAGAGTTATATAAACTTTGTTATAATCAGGAAAATATCCAGATGGTGCAACCTCTTGTTCTCCCCATACTGTAGCTTTAATAACATCTGTTCTAGATTGCAGATAGTGTGTATAATCAGTCTTTGTCACATTTCTATATTGTGCATGAAAGAATCCCTTAGCATTCTCTTTTATCTCTTCAATAGTTTCAGGATCAGAACCGCCATTAGATGCTAATTCATTTGTTACACTATAATCATTTACACTTACATAAGATCCATCAGTAACATATGATAATAACTCATCTTCAGGTGATACTATTGTATTTGCACCAACGTCACCTAGTAATCCAAGACTTTCTATTATTTTTATTACTACTGTGTCATTGGTCTCTGGAACCGATCTCATCGAAGAAAATTCAATTATATACTGACCATATTTGTTATAATTAAACATATAAACTAATTCTTCTTCATATAAACCAGATAACTCATCATAGAAGTCACTAATTCTTGTCCATAATATTCCATTAACAGATAATTCTATAACAGGTAGTTCATCATCAATATCATCATCATATGAGAAGTTTAAGAATGGTAAGATTATTTTATTATCTATTAAATCTGTACCGGTATAAGTATATGTTCTAACTTTACCTTGAACTACCTGAAATTGATAAGGAGGTGTAAGGTCTCTTAAGAATACATCCTTTGTAGTAGCAAATACAATCTCTCTACCATCTTTCGTCTTTTCTGATGATGTAATTTCAATCCATGGTTCTATCTTTATAAGATTAGAAGAAGCAACTAAATCCTCAGATAATGTCAAAGTCATCATAGCAGTAGAGGACTTATGTCCATATGGATAATATCCTATAAGAGATGCTAACCTATGAACATTCTCGTATAGATCAGCAGTATCAATATATTCATTCTTTGCTATTCTATTTAGGTAGTATGTGCTTAACTCTCCAAGATAAGCGAACAATTCAATCAGGATAGTAATATTAGCACCTTCATAATTATAATCTTGGAAGGTCTCTGTCTCACTAAGATTATCAATTATTCTTTGTTTTATTGTATTAAAATCTATGTCCAAATAATTCGGAACAAGGGTGTTACTCATCTATTTCTCCTTAGCATTTTAGTTCTCCATATTTACAACCATCTTTTTTATGTGACTCCCTATGACATTCTTTACATAATGTTATGCAATTATTAATATCAGCACTTTCAATTGGATTATTAACTACTGGATCTATATGATGACATTGTAAACTTTCATCTGCGCCACATTTAACACATAACCAATTATCCTTTTCAAATACCAACTTCCTAAGTTCTGATTGAACTTCCCTGGAAGTACTTATTTTATAACCTTTAGGATATTTTCTTTGTCTATATGTAGGGCATTCTTGTTTACATGAATTGGAACAGTAAAGATTCCTGCCTCCATCACCTTGATAGTGTAAACTCTTTATTCTATTATTTATTTCAATCCACGTAGGTTTATACCATTTACTACAATAAGTACATTTAACTTCTAATATATTGTTACTATTTCTAATTTCATGAAAACCTTCTAGTAAATATTTTGATTGTTCAAAACTAACTTCGTTTCTTTTAAAAAAACCACCCTTCCATAAAATACAATTTTCTCCTCTTACCTTCTCTTTTGTTTTTTCACTTACTATTTTATTTTTATTTGCTTTACCTATATTAATTTTATGAATTTCTGTTATTTTTCTACCAGTCAATTTTTTACTTATCTTCTCTCTTATTTTTTCTGACAACTTTAAACCTTTATTCCATGGTTTCATCACATTTTCTCCTTATCAACGTTTCTATTCCTATCATATTTATGTAATATTTTATATCCTTCTGATTATAAAATCTAATTTTTGAGGTGTGTTTGTTCCTATAATGTAGAACACAAGATAACTTTCATATTGATTCCAATCTTCGTTAGCATGAACATGCAATCTCTCAATAACAATTCTATCTTCCCATGCCTTTATCGCATCAAGAATATAACTACCCAGCCTCTTAGCAGTTCCTTCATCCATCGGTTCAAATAATATACTAGAAGCCCCTTGTGCAAATGTAGGTAACATACGCCTACTACCAGGAACTGTTTGCACAATGTTCATGAGAGAGTTCTTTACAGCTTCTACATCCTCATCTTTTAATATGTCACCATCTGTTTGTCGAGTGAACTCTATTGCTATATCTGAATATACTGACATTAAAAACTCCTTATTCTTATTGAAAACATGAATTAATGTTTAATCTATGCCTATTAAAAAATGTTTAAAAAGATGTATTTTTATGGGTGTCATCTTTACTTAGGGGTTCAGATGGATCTCCGCAGCCCTAACCACTGTGTTTCCACTAGTCACATGCGTGGTGTTCCCACCAACAGCAACATCCACATTCCCAGTAACTCCTTCCGTCTGGGATCCAGCAATATCTCTTACCTCTGAACCCTTGACGACATCGTTTTTCCCACCATCCACTGTCTGGTTGAGATCTCCTTTGACGTGAATGTTCTTACTCTTGATGGTAATCTCGAACCTGTCACCCTCATTCCGGAAGATCATGTTCCCCTCCTTGTCGATTTCGATGAAGGTGTTGGAAGGATGGTAGATGTGTAAGCGAGGTTCTTCCGGGTTGCTATCGATCTCTATCACTATCCCACCTGGTGCAGAGAGTACAGCATTGTGCGGATGTTTGTTCTCTGTTTTCTTGTAGTACGGGATTGGTTCATCCCATTTCTTCTCCTCATCTCCTCTCCAACCAGGAAGGGAAACGTTCAGATCTCTCTTGTCTTCTCTGTACTCGATTGCAGTATCTTCGAAGTTGTCTCTTGCCAGCCTGTGAAGTTCTGGTTCATCTAACCTGTTCTCCAGTGGATACACTCCATCTGGGTCGTTGAACCCCTTCTGTGGTTTAGCCTTCTCTGATGGTTTCCCAACTGTTGTACCGAACATCATCGGTCGCATGATGTTCCCTCCATCGAAGTAGAGTGTGACCATGCTACCCTTCACTGGGACAGAAGACACTCCCAAACCAGATGATCCACCAAAGAGAGGTGTAACTGGTTCTGCCCAAAGCAAGTGTTCGGTAGGAACTCCATCGAAATCTTTCTGTGCTTTCTCCTCTGAGTGTATACCGAANATCCTNACTCTGCATCTACCCATTTTCTCTGGNTCATCGTTATCCTCTANCACACCTCTGTAGACTCCATTCAGTGTAG